CTCATTCACAGAATTAAAAGCGATCTGGAAGATCGCCTCTTGCGAAAAATTTGGAAAAGGAAAATGTTGGATAATTGGGACGACATTGAGCGCCATTATATCGCTGGCCTTTTGACGGTCAGCGAGATCGCTCGTTTGTATAACATATCGCGCAGGATCATTCAGGTTCGAGCGAAGGAATACGGATGGGTCAGGAAAACGACTCCTCCTCGAGTCCAACAGAGTTCGAACGAGCCCCCGCCGGCAGTGTTCACGGGCGATGCCGCCAAGGTTGCCGAGCGCGCTCGTAACCTGGCTAGCCGCATGATCGACGAGCTTGACGCGGTAACGGCGAACCACGGTGAACTCGAAGATATGATTACGGATGCGGAAAGCGAGCCGCGTCGTCGTGCTGCTTTGATGAAGGCGATCTCCCTCGGCGAACGCGCAATGACGCTGAAGAACATCAGCCAGACGCTCAAGACTCTTAACGAAACGGGCGATCAGCTAGGAGCAGGAAAGAAAGCGAATCGCCAGGCCAAAGCCGAGAAGAGCGCATCCGGTGGCAAATTTGCCGTTCCGAGCGCGCCCAACATTGCCAATGCCCCTGGGCAAGCGGTGAACTAGGCAAGCCATGGCGGGGCGTAAGCGGTCAACAACGGGATCGACGCTGGAGTGGACGACGTCGTGCGAGGATTGGCAGAGGCGGATCGTGGCTGGCCGATCGCTTGTTCCGTGCAAGCCGTTATTTCCTGCTGAGGCGGATAGCGCTCTGGATGTCTTCAAGTCGATGCGTCTTGTGGATGTGTCGGGCTCGCCGACCTTCGGCGATATTGCTGAAAGCTGGATACTCGATTTCGTTGCCGTCATTTTTGGTGCTTTTGATGCAATGACTGGCAAGCGGCTGATACGCGAGTTCTTTCTTTCGATTAGCAAGAAGAACGGGAAGAGTACCCTTGCTGCCGGCATTATGTTGACGGCATTAATTCGAAATTGGCGGACGTCCAACGAGTTGATAATTCTTGCACCTACAATCGAGGCTGCTCAGAACAGCTTCAAGCCTGCTGCAGATATGGTTAGAGCCGATCCGGAGCTGCATGCGGCGGATGAAGGTTTTTTGCATATTCAAGATCATCTTCGGATGATCACGCATTTGAAGACAAAAGCGACGTTGAAAGTTGTTGCTGCAGATGCGGCTACAGTGGTCGGCAAGAAAGCTGGTTTTGTATTGATTGATGAGCTTTGGGAGTTGGGTAAGCAGCCGAGGGCCGATGCTATGTTGCGTGAAGCTGCCGGCGGTCTGGTAGCGCGCCCTGAAGGTTTTGTCATATCAATCACGACGCAGTCCGATGCTGCACCAGCTGGAGTATTCAAGGATAAACTTGATTACGCCAGGCAGGTTCGGGACGGCAAAGTCAAAGATCGTAAGTTCTTGCCGGTAATTTACGAGTTTCCGAAAGATATGCAGGAGTCGCAAGCCTATCTCGATCCGGCAAACTTCTACATCACCAATCCGAACATTGGTCGATCTGTGAGTGCAGAGTGGCTGGAGGATGAGTTGCGTAAGGAGGTCGAGAAAGGACCTGAGACACGCAATGTTTTCCTTGCCAAGCATCTTAATGTCGAGATCGGCATTAATCTTCGAAGCAATCGATGGGCCGGTGCGGACTATTGGGTTAAGGCAACTGAGGAGATCGATCTAGCATCCATCCTCGACTGTTGCGAGATCGTTGTGGTCGGCATCGACGGCGGTGGGCTGGATGACTTGTTTGGCTTGACCGTGCTGGGCCGTGAGCGGGTGACGAAACGTTGGCTTTCCTGGTCGCATGCGTGGTGTCACAAGGGAGTGCTTGAGCGGAGAAAGTCAATCGCGAGTGTGCTGCAGGATTTTGAGGATCGCGGTGAACTGACTATCGTTGATGATGAGCTTGACGACATCTCAGCCATCGTTGAGACCATTGTGGATATCAAGGGCCGTGGTTTGCTTGCCCATGTCGCGGTTGATCCGGCCGGTCTGGGCGAGTTCACTGATGCGCTAGCTGAAGCTGGAATCACAGTCGAGAATGAATTCCTGAAGGGCGCACCGCAAGGTTACGCCATGATGAACGCCATCAAGACGGCGGAGCGGAAGCTGGCGAATGGTACGTTGCGACATGCGCCGTCGAGTCTCATGGACTGGTGCGTCGGCAACCTCAAGATCGAGCCGACGGCGACGGCGATCCGGGCGACGAAGCAGAACGCTGGCGACGCGAAGATCGATCCTGTCATGGCGTTGTTCGATGCTGTGACGATCATGGCGCTGAATCCGGCTGGGCCGGCAAGCTATCAGATGATCATTCTTTGAAATGTCGTCACCAACGACATTTCCTCCTTTTCAAGTTAAATATGGAGGCGTCGCGATGCTTAATCGCGCTTACAGCCTGATCACGGTGACGAAGGCAGTCGACGATGTTGACAAAAAGCGTCGCGTATTTTCAGGAATGGCGACGACTCCAGAGATGGATCGCGTCAATGACACTATCGATCCGATGGGCGCCAAGTTCACGAACCCGCTAACGCTGCTGCGCGCCCATCGTTCGGATATGCCGATTGGCAGCGTTACGTTCAAGAAGCCGACGCCGAAGGGCATCGAGTTCGAGGCTGAGATTCCCGTTATCGCAGAAGATGGCGAGCTGAAAAGCCGTCTCGACATGGCGTGGGGCGAGATCAAGGCCGGCTTGGTGCGTGCTGTGAGCATCGGCTTTCGTGCGCTGAAGTACGCCTTCAAGGACGACGGCGGCATCGAGTTTCAGGAGATCGAAATCTACGAGCTGTCGACGGTCGCCATTCCGGCGAACGCGGGCGCGATGATCACGTCCGTCAAGTCGATCGACAAGCAACTGCGTGAGGCCGCGGGTGTACCAGAGCCGACGCTTCCCAAGAATCCGAACGATCGCAACTCGGCCGCGTCTGGCCAAAAGCAGTTTGCGACTGTTCGGCTCACTCCAACCCCTCCCGCGTCCGGGAAATTGCAACAGCCTGTGAAGCCCCAGGAGGGCAAGCCAGTGAAGATCAGCGAGAAGATCGCCCGCTTCGAGGAGAAGCGCGCCGCGAACATGGCCCGCATCACGGCCATCCATGAGGAGACCGACGAGTCCCTCAACGACCAGCAGCTCGAGGAGATCAAGACGCTCGAGGCCGAGGTCGAGACCATCGACCGCGACCTGCCGAGCCTGAAGCGCGCAGAGGCCGCCATGGCGAAGACCGCCAAGCCGGTGCGCACGGTCGATACCGATGACAGCACGCGGCCGGCGCCGACGCCGGGGGTCAGCGTCAAGCAGATCCCGAAGCCGGAGCCTGGAATCCGTTTCGCGCGGTATGCCCGCTGCATGGGCCTCGCCTACAAGATGAAGACCGATTCGCTGCGCATCGCCCAGGAGCTCTATGGCGAGCGTGACCCGGTCGTCGTCGAGATGATCAAGGCCGCCGGCACCGCGGTCGCCGCGATGGCGACCAGCAACGCCGCCGAGCTGATCGGTAACGAGGGCGGCTTCGCCGACTTCGTCGAGTTCCTGCGCAACCGCACCATCGTCGGCCGGTTCGGGACCAACGGCATTCCCAGCCTTCGGCAGATCCCGTTCCGGGTGCCGCTGATCAGCCAGTCCACCGCCGGTACGGCTTATTGGGTCGGTGAGGGCGACGGCAAGCCGCTGACTCGCGCCACGTTTGGTCGCACCGAGCTGGCCCCGCTCAAGGTGGCCGTCATCGCGGTCGCCACGATGGAGGTGCTGCGCGACAGCTCTCCAGCGGCGGAACGTTTGATCCGCGACGATCTTGCGAATGCCGTCATCGAGCGCACGGACCTCTCGTTCATCGACCCGACCGTGACAGCCGTGTCGAACGTGAGCCCGGCATCGATCACGAACGGTGCCGAGTCGATCGTGGCACAGTCCTACACCGATGCGGACGATGTTCGCACCGATGTGCGAGCGCTGATGCAGAAGTTCATCGATGCTAAGAATCCGCTCACCTCCGGTGTGTGGATCATGTCGGCGACGAACGCGCTGGCGCTGTCGATGATCAAGAATGCGCTCGGCCAGGCGGAATTCCCCGCCATCACCATCAACGGCGGCATGTTCGAGGGCCTGCCGGTGCTGGTGTCCGACCACATCGGCGACTATGTCGCGCTGGTGAACGCTTCCGACATCTGGCTCGGCGACGACGGCGGCATCTCGATCGACATGTCGCAGGAGGCCTCTCTGCAGATGGTCGCTGGTGACGACGAGGGCGCCACCGTGCACTCCGTTACGCCGGTCGCCACGTCGCTGGTCAGCATGTGGCAGACCAACAGCGTGGCGTTCCGCGCCGAGCGGACGATGAACTGGGCACGTCGGCGTGCGTCGGCCGTGGCCTATCTTAGTGGTGTTGCGTGGGGCGGAGCGGTTCCGCCGTCCTGATGAATTGACTGCAACTTCGGGCGGCGTCGACAATGACGTCGCCCATCCTTCTTTCAACAATTGAGAATGGATCCAGCACCATGGTCATGGTCAAAATGAGAGCGACGCGACCGTTGCGGTATGAAACCAGGCGCCTGGTGGCTGGTGATGAGTTTGAAGTCGATCGACGGCACGTCAAGGTGCTGAAAGCCATCAAGAAAGCCGAAGTGGTCCGCGCTCCCGCCGTCGTTCCGCCTCCGTCTCCGGTTGTCGCCGAGAAGATTGCGGCTGCTGTTGCGCCGGTATCTACAGGCGATCTTGCTGCCTTGCGGGCCGAATACGAGAGTGTTGTCGGGCGCAAGCCGTTCCTTGGCTGGGGTGAGACCGTGCTGCGGGAGAAGATCGCGGCAGCGAGGACGGCAGGAGGCTGACATGGCCGTCGTACTCGGTCGGGACATTGGCGTCGAACTTTGTGCGGCCCTGGGCCTCCCTGCGGCGGCGAAGATTTCCAGGATCATGATTACTGCCGACGCTGGTGAGGCGGCGACGGTCACGATTACTCAGTTTATCGAAACCAACGAGGCTGATGGTATTCGAAAGGTGCTGTCCAAGTATCTTTTGACCGCAAAAGAAGATATGCCTTATGATCGTTTATCGCGAGATCGTTGACGGTGTCGCGTGGGACGTCGTGCTGAATGAGCGAGGCGAGGAACTCTATCGAGTGCGCGTTGCTTGATCATCGCGACGTTATGGAGGCGCTTGCTCGTGAGCACGGATGGAAGCGTGGCGTCGAGCTCGGCTTGGGCCACGGTTGGCTGTTCGGTCGCCTTCTTGCGCTTGGCATCGACAGGACGGCTCTGACCAACACCGATCACGGAAGGATCGACGATGGTTACCGAATTGCTACGCAATTGCTGCGGATGCGGCAAGCCTCTACCCACTCCAAAGAACTGGACCCGTATATCGCTCTGGAAGCGCACGCGGCCGGTTCAATGCCGAAGCTGCAAGGGATTCAAGCACGGCATGTCGCGGACGCGCCTATATCGCGTCTGGCAAGGCATGATGTCTCGATGTGGCCATAAGACTTGCGCCAATCCATCGGGAATTAAGTACTACAGCGACAAGGGAATCACGGTTTGCGAGGCCTGGCGGGAGTTTCCTGTGTTCGCAGAGTGGGCCGCTGCGAATGGTTACGCTGCCGGCTTGACGATTGATCGACTCGATTCTGACAAGGATTACGACCCTCTCAATTGCCGTTGGGTTTCCATGAAAGAGAACTTGCGCGCCCGCAAAGACCGCAAGCTGTCCATGGACGATGCCCGAGAGATTCGCCGACTGCGCGCGGCCGGCGTCAGTGGAGAGGAAATTGCCACGGTTTTTGACGTCACGCGAAACCACGTCTATCGAATAGCCGCCAGCGGAAGATGGGCTGAATGAACCTTTCGGTGGTTTTCCCATATTATAGGAACCCTGGCATGATGCGCCGGCACCTGCTGGTCTGGCGTGACGAGTGGTCCGCCGAGGTGAAGCGCGACGTCGAGATCGTGATTGTTGACGATGGCTCGCCGGACGACACCGCGGCAGACGCCCTGGTATCGATGTGGAATGGGGACCGCACCGGCCTGCCATCTATCTCGCTCTATCGCGTGACCGAGGACCGACCTTGGCATCAACACGGCGCCAGGAATCTTGGGGCGAACGTGGCACGTGGTCGCTGGCTGCTGATGACGGATATCGACCACGTCACGCCGGCCTCGACGGTGACAGAAATTCTGAGATTGCTCCCCTCCCTGGGCAAGCGCGAGGCACTTACGTTCGGTCGGGTCGATGCTCCGGCGACGTTGACATGGCGCGCGGATCACTGGCCTGAGTTCGATCGCACTAGACGAGACGACGGCAGCCTCAAGCCTCATGTCAACAGCTTCTGCTTGAGGCGCTCGCACTACTGGCGCCTGGGCGGATATGATGAGGACTACACCGGGATTTATGGATGCGACCAGGAGTTCAGAACGCGCCTTTGGAAAGCGTCGGCCGAGCGCCATCTGCACGATTTCCCTTTGATCCGCGTCGGTCGTGAGGTCATTCCAGATGCTTCTACGCGTGGCGTCGATCGCAAGGCACCGCAGCGGTCAATGCTCAAGAAGGCCGTGCTGGCACGCAAGAGACTTGAAGGTCGAGCTGGCAAGACGACTGTGCTCAACTTTCCGTGGGAACGGGTGCCATTATGAATGATAGCGTGGAACCAGAACGCTTCGGCTGCGGCTCACACCCCGACGACCGCCTGCCTTTCCTCGAGCCTGCGGTGATGGTTGGCGCCTTCAGCGTGCTCGGCCGCCAGCCGATCGCCACGGCCGCCAACCGTCGCCCGGTACGCGTGGTCGGTGCTGGCCGCGTCGGCGCCGGTTCGGTGATCGGCTGTCATGCTGTCGTTTATGCCGGCGTCTTCATCGGTCGCGAGGCCTGCATCGGCGACCACGCCGTCATTCGCGAGGATACCCGGATTGGCAATCGTTGCGTCATCGGCTGTATGGTCGATATCCAGTACAACGTGACCATCGGCGACGATGTCAGGATCCTGAACCAGACGCAGATCGCCGGGAATTCGGTCATCGGTGCTGGTAGCTTCATCGGTCCTGGCGTGCAGACTGCGAACGACCCGTATGTCTCGTGTTTTGATCTCGACGATTACCAAGACCGCGGGCAGGTGGGCGTTACACTTGGAAAGAAAGTTTTCATTGGTGTCGGCGCCATCTTGTTGCCGGGTGTAGTGATTGGTGATGGTGCTATCATTGCCGCCGGAGCGGTTGTGACGAAGGATGTGCCCGCAGGCGCTACGATGATGGCGTATGGTGTTCGCGCGCATGATGTCGGAGGATTCTGGCCGCCCGGTGCTGACTCGGCCTGCGCCGCAGCTGCTTTCGCTATAGGGCGATGAATGCCGAAAGATCGCCCTACAGTCTGTTCATTTTGGGTGTTGCGTGAAGTTGAGCACCCGAACGCCTTCGATTATCCGGTCCTGTTACGTATCCTGCAGGCTTCTTGTGCCCGCCTGGGCATTCGCCACGTTGTTTTGACCGATCACGCGACCATGGCGAGCGAGCGCTGGCCCGCTGGAATTGAAGGATGGGCGAGCGATCTACCGCAGCCGCTGATGCAGGCGACGACGCGGGCGCAAGCGAACTATCTGGAAAGCGGTCCCGAAGCCAACGTGCTTTTCGTGGGTGCCGATTGCATCCTGTTGCGCAACCCGGCGAAGTACATACCGAGAGATGTCGACTTGGCGGTAACGTTCAGGAGCCCGACCGCTCGATACGCAATCAACAACGGATTCATGCACATCGCCCATCGATCGATTGATAAGGTCGCCGCGCTGTATCGGCGTGTCGCCGATCGAACCGGCGAACGCTGGTGCGACGATCAGAGGTCGCTCATCGCCGAGTTGTCGCCGATGCCGCCAACTACGGGGATTTATGATCGCGCCGGGCTGCGTGCGGCTTTCCTGCCGATGCGCCCGTTCAACTCGCTACCAAAGATGGTCGACGATCCGGCAAGAGGAGCCGTCGCGCTGCATTTCAGAGGAAAACAACACTCTACCGGCCAGCACCGGAAGGACTTCATGGTCGCGTGGGCAAGGCGTCACGGTTATGCGTGACCTCGTGGTCTGTTCATTCTTTGTGGACAGAAGAGCCGATTTTCCGGATGCAGTTGACTACGTGTCGCTGCTCAAGGCGCTTGATTGGTCCTGCCGGCGGCTTGGTCTTCAGCACGTTGTGCTGACCGATCATGCGACGAAGCCGGAAATCGAATCGGCGGGCATCGGGACATTTGCATTCGATCTGCCGCGCAACCTGATGCGCGCACTCACCGAGGCGCAGGCACGGTTTATCGAGGATTGGCGCATCTCGGGGGACATCCTGCTCACTGGTGCTGACTGCTTGATCCGTCGCGACTTCCGCGGACACCTACCTGAGACCGATCTCTCGATCATCCTTCGGCCGGGCCACAAGCGGCACCGGATCAACAACGGTTTCATGTTCATCCCGGCCGCCAGTCGCGAGAAGGTCGCGCCGCTGTTCCGTCGCATCGCCGACAGCACCGGCCCGGCGATGTGCGATGACATGGTCGCGGTCGAGCGAGCGCTGGCGCCGATGCCGGATGACTACTGCCTGACGGAGCGCGCCGGCCTGACGGTCAATTTCTTACCAATGGGTATCTGGAACGCCGGGCCGAAGACTGCGGATGACCCAGCCGAACAGGCGTACGTCCTGCATTTCCGAGGCAAGGCACGGAAGGCAGTCATGCTGGAGTGGGCGGCGCGCCACATGCGGGAAGTGTGAGGAGGTCACATGGCTGACATTGAGAAAAGCATTCCAGACAGCTGGCCTGCTAAGAAGCGCCTCGTCGACATGGGCGATGGGACGCATGCCGAACAAGTCGCAGTTACCGGAACGGTTAGCCTTCCTGCTGACTTTTCAGCGGGAGAATATGAAACTGTCGCGGCTTCGCAGACGGCGCAGGTTCTTGGCGCCACGGGCGCCGTGGGAGATTATGTCGCGGGTTTGCTGGTGGTTCCGGCGACAGTCTCGCCGGGTCTCGTGACCTTGCTCGATAACGCGACGTCCATTCCGGTCTTCGTTGGTGGCACGAACAGCATTTTGTCGTTGCATCCATTTTTCATTCCGCTTGGCATGAAGAGTGTCAGCGGCGCGTGGAAGGTGACGACGGGTGCTAATGTTTCCGTTATTGCCATCGGGAACTTCACCTGATGTTTCCATTTCGGTCTTATTCTTACTCCCACATAGCTGCATTTGGTGGGCTTGATCCCGATGTTGTGTCATGGGCCGCTCAGGTCGTCACCAACGGCGGAACGGTAAGCGAGGCCAGGAAGATCGTAGTCTCTATTTTTGTTCGCGCCGAGAAGGTATCGGGCGCCTGGGCGTTGACCGACGACTATTGGGCGCTGTGGGGTGAGAACGCAATCCAGAGTTTAGTGTCATTGAAACAACGCCGTCTTGCCGTAG